CATAGGGGTACGCATGGGCACGCTAGCTCGAACTCATCTCATCGAAGTTCAGCCATTCCAGTACAAGATCCTCGAGCAGGAGAAGCGCCCTGGCGTGCTCATGGCACTGGAAGGAATCTTCCAACGTGCTGGCACCGAGAACGCCAACAAGCGTGTGTACCCTGAGTCGCTCTGGAAGAAGATCATGAGCGACGAGGACGTGGTCGACCGCTTGACGACCAGACGTATGGTCGGTGAGCTTGATCATCCCGCCAACGGGTCAACCTCGACCCAACGAGTCAGCCACGTGGTCACCAACCACGAGATGCACGAAGACGGCACCATCCGAGGCAGACTCGAGATTCTTGACACTCCAAACGGACGCATCGCCGAGACACTGCTCAACGCAGGTGTGCAGCTTGGAATCTCGAGCCGTGGCGATGGCTCTGTCGAACGCAAGGGCGACGTGAGCGAAGTCCAAGACGACTTCCGTTTGGAGACCTACGACCTAGTGCTCAAGCCTTCGACTCCCGGTGCTTTCCCACAGATCGTGGAGTCAGAGGATGCTCTCAAGAAGAACAACCAATTGATCGCGGACGCAGTTGAAGGACTTGTCAAGAGCACGTCGGATCTGGACGTGCTCCTCGAATGTCACAAAATAATCAGCGTCCTGGAGCCTGAGCCGCGATGCGAAGCCATCCTCAAGGAGCTCAAGAGCAAGCTCTCTCAGGTGGCAACACCAGCAACAGTCGAAGAGGAGACACACATGAGTGGAACCAATCGTACGTCTCCCGAGTTGACTCCCGAGGTGGCGGCTCTCATGAAAGAGCACCTCGATCGGGGCATCGCGGAGGCAGTCAGGCTGAAGGAACAGCAGATCATCGATCTCAACTCACGCATGGTCGAGATGGCCAAGCATAAGGAGGACACGTCCAAGAAGCTCGAGGCAGCCGAGAGGCTGATCGACGAGTTCCAGCGACAGCAGAAGGATCTCAAGGAGCAGATCAAGGGTGAGTCGGATCTGAAGCAGCGCTACTCGGCTGCCTGCCAGATCATCGACGAAGCCGTGGGTCGTCTCAAGCTGCTGGGTGAAACGCAGCGCCGTCTGGCCGCGAGCAACGCTTTGCTCGCCACCAGCATCAACCGTCATCGCACCGAGGCAGTGGCCCGAAAGGTCAACTCCCTCATCGGTAACCTCGATGAGAAGGTGCAGACCAAGCTGCGTCCAATGCTCATGGAGTGCGACAGCGCCAAGCAGGTGCAGCAGCGCTTCAACGAGCTCGCTTCGCTGGTCAGGATGAGCAAGCCGAAGGCAGGGCGTGATCCTCTCCCGACTCGCGAGAACAGAACCCAGCGTCCGGCCAGACTGACCGAGTCCCAGGGCTCGGCCAAGAAGACCGGATCCTTCGTCACCAATCGGCTTCTGAGCCGGATCAGCGGCGTCGCCCAGTAGCGACGACTCAACAAGGAGAAACCAAATGATCGTCGGAATTCACGAATCAGCAGGCGACGCTGGCTCCAAGATGAACGCCATGATGTCTCTTGGCGCAAAGCTGGCATCGAACAAAGACCGCGTCCTCTGCGAGGACAAGCGTCTCGGCACCCGCACCACGGTGGGCGAGCTTCTCGAGGGTCTGCCCGAAGGCAGCATGGTCCGCAACCAGACCATGATCATGATGGAGAACACCCGTCAGTTCATCGACAACCTGGAGGAGACCTCCAAGCTGGTCAACATCGGCGACTTCGAGAAGTACGCCTTCCCGATGGTCCGGGCGATCTTCCCGAACCTCGCAGCGCACAACCTGGCGTCGGTCCAGCCGATGCTCGGTCCCGTCAGCCTGGTGTTCTACATGAAGTTCCTCTACGCGCGGTCGAAGGGCAAGGCCGTGGGCGGGACGGACATCATCGAGAACCCGAACCAGAACTACTCGTCTGAGGACATCGACGAGGAGCACATCGAGACCGGCAACGGCATCCTCACCAACTTCACGGGCAACCTCGCGTTCACGCCGATCAAGGCTGGCACCGTGGTGCTCACGACCAAGTCCGGTGGCATCGCTCTCGAGATCACGGATGACGGCAACGGCAACCTGATCGGCGACATCGGCGCAGGCACCAACACGGTCAACTACGCGAACGGTGCCTACAACTTCGACACCTCGGGTGCGGTCGACGCGAACGAGCCGATCAACGCTGCATACTCCTTCGACATGGAGGGCAACACCGAGGTTCCGGACATCGACATGCAGCTCACGTCGAGTCCGGTGCAGGCTCGCACACGCAAGCTGCGCACGAGGTGGTCTCTCGAAGCAGCGCAGGACCTCCGCAACCTGCATGGTCTCGAGGCTGAGGTCGAGCAGGTCGCCGCGATCAGCAACGAGCTCAAGTTCGAGATCGATCGCGAGATCATCGACAACATGAAGTCGATCGCCGTCAACAGCGTCACGGCCTTCAGCAAGACGCCAGGCGGTGGGATCTCCTTCACCGAGCACAAGCTCTTCTTCGTCGACAAGCTCATCGAGGCGAGCAACAAGATCTTCAGCTCGACGCAGCGCGCGACCGGTACCTGGATCATCTGCGGCATCAACGTCGCGTCCCTCATCGAGTCGCTCCCCGGCTTCGTGCCGTCTCCGAGGCCCAAGGGAACTCGCGCTGTCTACAAGTGCGGTGTGCTCAACGGCCAGTGGGAGATCTGGAAGGATCCCAACTACGGCATCAACGACTACCTCATGGGGTACCAGGGCGACTCCATGTGGGAGGTCGGCTTCATCTTCGCGCCGTACATCCTCGCCTTCACCACCGCGACCATCATGCTCGACGACTTCATCGGTCGGAAGGGCATGGCGAGCAGGTACGGCAAGAAGGCGATCGACGGTCGCTTCTACTGCACGGGCTCCGTCACGGCGTAGCACCTCGGCGATGCTGTGTTGACTGTGAACCTCTCCTAGCGCTCAACGGGGTGGGGCTCAACCGAGCCCCACCCCACCTCCCTTACGGGTACATCGTGTCAGCAAGACTAACAGAAGCAGCGCTGATCAGATACATCCGAGAACGATTCGGTGAGCCCGTAATCGTATGTGAGCTCGAGGACGAGTTCCATATCAAGCCGGCTATCGAACAGGCACTCGACATCTACGCGAGCTATAAGCCCGTAGAGCGCATTGGCAGTTTCACCGTGCTCGCAGCGAAGCAGAACTACGTGTTCACCGAGGCCCAATGCGGTCGTGGCATCATAGAGTTCTTCAAACCAGATCTTCTGCGCCAACCGATCTCCCTTGAACAGTTTGATGTGTTCAAGTATCACACGCACCTTCCGAACCTCGACCCAGGCGACTACTTCATGGAGCGCGTCTGGTGGGAGGAGGTCAGGAGGTCGGCTGGCTCAGACGATGACTGGGACTTCATTCAGGATCCTGTCACTGGTGGTGGCACGCTGTACCTCAACCCGATACCCTCCGCGAGCTTCCAAGCAGGCTTCATCTTCGTCAAGACTCCGACGTTGAATGAAGTACCTGCCACCGACGATCAATGGCTCAGGGACTACACGCTTGCGATCTGCAAGGAGATCCTGGGACGCATCAGAGGCAAGTTTGATGGTATCGACGGTCAAGAGTCCGCTCTGAAGATGGACGCAGCAACACTTCTTTCTGAGAGCAAGGACGACCGCGAGAGACTCGAAGAGCGACTGCAGAAGCGCGGACAAATCGTTGCTCCGATCAGAGGATGATGTGAAGCACGAGGTGACACATGGCATGGGAGCCTTGGTTCCGCGCGGAGATCATTTGGCCTCCTCCAGAGCAATTGGAGAAGATGGCGAACGTGATCTCATTGCAGGAGCGACGTAATGCCATCGGTGCTGAGGCAGCAGTTCAGCTCGGCGAAGGACGTCCGGTACCTAAAGGCGAGGGACGCGGAGAAGCACAGACTGTACTTCCAGCCAAGGAGGTGGCTGGTACATCAACGTGACACCACACCGCTGAACATCTACGGAGAGCCTGGGGAACTGCCTTCGGCCATCGTTGGCACGGATGGTGTTACCTCGATCCCGGCGACCCGTCAGCTCACCTCGGCTGGGTCTGACTTCGTGGCAGCTGGTGTCAATGTCACGGATGTGCTGGAGGTCTTCAATGCTCCTGCTGACACGAAGACCTCTACGCAGGAGGACAACGGTCGGTACCTGATCGAGCTCGTCACAGCACACGTGCTGACAGTCGATCAGAACTGGCCTCATGGAAGTCGCGACGCCCTCAACTTCAGGGTGCATATCCTCAAGGAGCGCTACGTCGCGTTCGAGCAGCTGGTGTCCTTCATGGTGCGACTCAATCCGACCAAGAAGGAGTTGGACAAGTGGGGTATCAGCGAGCAGCGGGATGCACGTATCGAGCTGAGCATGGGTCTCCTCGAGGAGATCAGCCTGGTGCCGAAGATAGGTGACAGGTTCATACTGCCCTACGGCATCGGAACGCGCAACATGACCTACGAGGTCAAGAACCTGTACGAGACGGATCAGCTCAGCGATAGCGGTATTCCGCTACACTTCGTCGGGTTCGCAAAGCGAGTCACACTGCCGATCACGCCAACATGAACAGCAAGTTCTACAGCCTCTTCAACAAGGACGTCAAGCTACAGGCTTTCGAGTACCTGAAGGAGCTCATCAAGGCGTTGATCGAAGAGGCCAAGCAGATCCTGGAGAGTCAGTCGTACAACTGGGTACCCTTGACAGAGCGCTACGCTGACTACAAGATGGATCACGGCTTGGATGACCGCATTCTGATCGCGACGGGGTTCTACCGAGACCACATTGGGTGGGGTGTCACGCACAACAAGATCTGGTTCGGTGTACCGAACATTACGCACGAACCGAGCGGACTACCTCTTCCAGTGCTTGCACGCATACACGAGTTCGGGACGGCCACCATCCCAGCACGTCCGCTGTGGCGTCCTCTGCTTAGCAAGTATGCACGTGAGGCACCGAACTTCGCGAAGCGCTACAAGAAGGAAGTCAAGAAGGCTGCTGACAAAGCGAAGAGTTCTTTGTTCAAGGCTCGCAAAGCGAAAGTCACCCTGTGATTGACCAATTCCTTCTATACGACCAGGCGCTGCTGACATGGATACGCGACAACATGTTCCCGCTGTTGCCTGGTCGCACTCCTCAGCTGACGATTGCGACTCAGCGCAAGGCGTTCGCAGAGGTGACCACAGGGCAGCTCCTCAACGAGCGGACCTTGATCGTCCCACGCATCTCTGTGCAGCGGTTGGACTCGGTCAACGATCCGTCGCGGTTCAACTCGAACCCGATCCGTCGACTGGGCTGGGCGTACTCAGCGTCAGGAGAGCAGAGGCAGTTGATCAAGGGCAAGTTCCCAACGCCCATCAACATCCCGTATCAGATCGACATGTGGACTCGCTTCACCAAAGAGATGAATCTTTGGGAGCGGTTCATCTTCGACACGTTCTCTCCGCAGTACGCCTACCTCCGCATTCGTCCGAACGACGTGTGGGGGTGGAAGATGTACATCGTGTTCCTCGACGGTCCGGTTCGCAACAACTCGGATCTCGAGCCTGCCGAGGAGGAACGTGAGATACGTAAGACGGTAACGCTGCGTGCAGAGTGCTGGTTCTTCCCTGACACGTTCGTGATTCCGTACGTAGTCAAGCGAGCTGAGATAGGTATCTATGACTACGATCAGACGTCATTGCAGTACGACAGATCGTTCCTACCTCCGCTCGAGCTACTAGGTGTTGGAGATGGATCGCAGCAGACGTTCTCCGGGACTCTGTCACGCCCTCCAGTTCTGAAGCACACTCCGATGATCCAAACAGTCATCGCAGGGACTGCGGAGGTCGTGGCAGACAACGGTTCAGGTGGGTGGGTCGGTGCTCGCGTGTCAGCAGGCTCGTTGGTGTATTCGTCTGGAGTATACACGATCACCTTCGCAGCGCCTCCTGACCTCAACGAGCAAGTAACCGTCACCTACTTCACAGACCAGAATCCATGAGGTAGCAAATGACCGAGATCGTGCACACAGGCAAGTGGCCTGAGCCAATTGTGATTACGTTTGCGCAAGGGATCCACTCCACCCAGCGTAACCTCCTTGTCGGCGAGCGCACCTCGTGTGAGGATGGTCAAGTCTCTCGTGAGCTGAAGGTGCTCGAGAGAAAGGGTTACGTCACACTCAAACAATTTCCTCCTGCAGCGCCTCCGGCCTCCTC